TAACACCTTCTTTAATGGTAGGCTAGAAGAATGTCGCATTAATGAAAAAGAAACTGCTGAGGAGGCGATAGAAGGTTTAAATGTTATGAGATGGACATGGAAAGGCATGTTTTTAGGAAACATATCATAAAGTAATAAGGAATAGGATATGAAAATTAAACTCAAAGATGCAGATACAATACTTCCTAATTGTTGGAAGTCTTGTGGAGCAACCCATGAAGAGTGGCAGAGTTTACAAAGTGGAAAAGCCATTGAAGTAAATAATGTTGCTGAATCAATAGAAAACTTAGTAACAATAATAAAATCCAAAGGAGCTAAATAATGGCTGTATCAGCAAAAGTTTTTTCACCAAAAGAATGGAAAGTAGCACTTATTTCAGATGCAACAAACGCTGGAGATACTGGAATAGGATCAACTATGCTACAATTAGATGTTGACTCTATAGGAATGCCTTCTTTAAATCCCAATCAAGTTTTAGATGTAAGAAGTGGAGCTGGGAGGACATTTAAAGATGAAGATTTTTTTCAAGATAATGTTTTAAGAGTAGCTGAAATTTCATTATCAGGAACATTACATAGTGATGCAGCACATAAACAATTATTACGAAATATAACAAATAATACAAACACACAAGATGGAGTGGTAGATTCAAACCATACAGGAACAGATCAAAGATATGGAGCAGCAGTTACCAATAACTGTTCTTCTCTAACATTAGTTATGCAACCCTCTGACGTAACTAATCAAAGAGGTTTAGAATTTTTTGGATGTGTTGTTACTAGCTTTTCTATATCAGCAGATGCTAATACAGAGGGTGGTAGATATAAGTTTTCTGCTACATTGCAAACAGGTAAAAAACCAGACTTAGCTTCAACCGCAGAACCGACAATTACCCCATATCTAAACACAGATATTCCTGTGCTTTCAAATGGTAGTGGTATTAAAGTTATGAATAAAGAAGTTGTACTAAGTACATTTACAACAACTATAGAACACCCAGCGGTGTTTTCTGGAATTACAACAACAGGTTATGAGGTTGTAGGAAGAGGTCCAGAAATAGCAGTTACTACTGAAGCTCAAGTTAAGTATGATGCAGAAACTAAAACGATGATAAATGATTATGATACTCAAACAGGAGCAAACACATCTAATTCTTTTGTTATTACAAATAATAATGCTTTTGGAGTTATGATTCATAATGCAGTATATACAAATGTTGCTTTATCTGAAGGCGATATGATGATGTTAGATGTTGCTATGAAAGCAGTAGATGACGGAACTGATGCTCTCGTCACAGTTGATGTAACATCATAATGAAGACTCATAAATTGTCTACTAATAAAGAAGTCAAGCTAAAAGAAATGTCTGTAGACGACATGGACTACTGTAATGACTTACCTCAAATGAGATATGAGAACGATCAGATTGTTGCAATTACAAATCTAGCAAAAGCAAGAACTGCTTGGATTCGTAAAGGTACAGAAGGTGCTGATGATGCTTTTATCAAATCATTAACAGACGAAGAGAAAAATGAGTTATCATTGGCAATCCAAGAGTATCAACGCTTGGGGGAGTAGAAGCCCTCACATTAGAGTACAATCTTTTAATCAAAGAAAGATGTGAGGGATGTATGTATCATACATACCCTTATAAGGCTCAAATTCCTGTCTTAATCGATGGATCGTATCAAAAGCGTACCTTTACATCAAATGATGATGTTTGGGCTGTTATTGACTTAATTATAGCAGAAACAAAACAAGCAAATTTAGAGGGCGGTAGCTTTAGTATCGGTTCATCGGTAATGGCTCAACTGCCCTTTTTTGCATGCTCTAATATTATGGCAGATGCTCAATCTCAAAAAGATATATCTAGATATGTATATTGCAGAGATAATAATGTAGCTCCTTATCCTGGTACTTATGGAGAGCAACCACATAAATGGATAGAAAAAAGCTTTGTAATCAATAATATTATACAGAAAGAAAAAGCAAAGGCGATGAAAAATGGCTGAAAATAAAAATACAATAACTGTAAAATTTAAACCAGAAGGTGACAAGGATTTAGTTAATGCTATTAAAACATTAGGTAGAGAAACACGCAAACTTGTCCAAACGCAAGCTAGTTTAGCTAGGGAAGGTAAAAAACTTAAGGATACAAATGAAAATTTAAACAATTCATTTGATAAAGGAGCAAAAAAGACTAGAATTTTAGCTGGAACATTTGCAACATTAAGATCCAAGTTACTTCTTGCAGCATTTGCAATGGGAACACTTGTAAGACCTTTATTTAGATTTATAGAGCAAAGTGCTAATGTAGAATCTATGTCTAATGCATTTAATACTTTAAGTGGAGGAGTTGGCTTAGCAGATGAAGCTCTTCAAAAGTTAAAGGATGCTACTAATAATACAATGTCTGAGTTTGATTTATTTCAACAATCAAATAACGCTATGATTCTTGGAGTAACAAAAAATTCAGATGAAATGGCTAAAATGTTTGATATGGCTCAAAGATTAGGTAGGGCATTAGGTAGGGATACTGCATCTTCTGTTGAGTCACTTATTACTGGTATTGGTAGGCAATCAAGGCTTATGCTTGATAATATTGGTATTATTGTAGATTCTGAAAAAGCATATTCTGATTTTGCTAAAGCAAATAATTTAGTTGCAAGTGAACTAACAGATGCTCAGAAAAAAACTGCATTTTTTGAAGCAACTATGAAATCAGCAGAACAAAAAGTTGCTTTATTAGGAGAAGAAACTTTAACAACAAAAGATGCTTTAAATCAGATGTCAACATCATTTCAAAATTTAAAAGTTGCCATAGGAGAAAATTTAGGATTATTAACAAGAATAGGTGTTGCTGTTGCTCAAGTTGCGGATAAAATTACTGAGTCATTAGCTGATCCTACAATTATAGAGCTACAAAAAGAATTAAATAATCAACTTAAAACAAGAGCAGATTTAATAGCTAAAACTGCTCTACCACAGCAAAAAGGTGCTGAACAAGCAATTGCTATTAGTTTAGCAAATTTAGAGGCAGTTGAAAAAGAAATTAAAGCACTTCAATCGCAAATACAAGCAAGGCAAGCTTTAATAGATAAAGACAAAGAAAGACAAGCTTCGATTGAGCAAGCAAAAAATACTGAGCAAGAGCTATTAAATCAAGAAAAATTAAAAGCAGAGGAACTTAAAAAGAATGAAGATTTAGCTAGATTTTTTGCAGAAAATAGAACAGCAAGGAATCAACAAGCATTAGAGCAGCAACGACAGCTTAATTTAGCTAATAAAAGAGCTAAACAAACTGAACAAGAAAAAATGTTGTTGCAGACAGAATCAGTAGAAGCAAATATTTCAAATATTAATAGGCAAATAGATATAATGAGTATATTAGATGCTGAGCAAAAATTTGCAGTTAACAGTATAAATCAATTAGGAGGGGCTTTTGCTCAAGCTGCTTTAAATGGACAAAATATGGGAGAAGCTGTTACATCTAGTTTAAAAGCAATTGCTGCTCAATTAATAGCTCAAGCTGGAACTTTTGCTTTATTGAACATTTTTACTGGAGGAGCTTTTGGAGCTAGTACAAGTTTTTTAAAATTCGCTGTAGGTCATACGGGTGGATTAATAAAACAAAATGGAGATATTCAAAGATTTGCTACTGGAGGACAAGTACAAGGGCAAGACAATGTTCCAATACTTGCACAAGCTGGAGAATTTATTATGTCTAAAAAAGCAGTTGAGTCTGTTGGTTTAGAAACAATGAATCAGATTAATCAAAGTGGTAATGCATCTCCTACAGTAAATGTTAATATTAGTGGCGGTGTTGTTGATGAAAGTTATGTCAATAATGAGTTAATACCAGCATTAAATAAAGCAACATCAATGGGAAATAGAATAAATGCTTAGTTTTGATTCTAGTTTAAGTAATTCCCTAGCAATAAAAAACACTACTGCTTTTTGGGTGCTAAAATTATATTATAATGATGAATCTAATTTTATAGGTGTATCTGACGTTCATAGACAAGATGGATCAGATATTTATTATGGTATTGTTTCTTCTTGGGGTCAATATACTCAATCACTAGATTTTTTTAATTTTACTACTTCAACTGGTAATATGACAGTAAAATTAATTAATACAGAAGATGCTATTAAAGGCGGAAGATTTAGTGACTTATTATCGTCTAATAACTTTGCAAATAGAAAATGGGAATTATTTTTAAATACTAATCAAGCTGGTACATTTGACACTGCGGAAAGAATGATTGGCACAGGAGTTATTTCTGGAGATATAAAATATAATATAAATTCTGTATCGTTGGTTTTATTAGATAAAAGTAGCGTTTATCATAAAGAAGTGCCTAGTGCAACTGTAACAAGTACAACATATCCATCTGCTCCTGAAAAAAATCTTAATAAACCAATACCAATGTCTTATGGGGATTTTAGTAGAAATACAGATGATACTTATTATAAACAATTTGACATAAAAGGTGCTTTTCCAGCAATTATAGTAGATAGATGTGACTCAAGTGGCAATGTAGTTGCTTTGCCTGACAACGATCAATCTGGCGGTGTGTTATTACATGAGTTAAAAGCACACAATGTTTATATGGCAGCAAGTGGCGAACTATTAAATGCACCAGATGGTAATGTAACTATAACAGAAAATCCTAGTAGTGTTGGTCAAAATATTATAAAGGTAAAAGGTACTAACTATTTTTATAGACATCTCTTAGAAGATTCATTTACCTCCTCTACTAATTTTAACGGAACTGCAAATATTGTAGATGCAGACAATACTACCTCTCAAGCATATGATACAGGTACCTTACTAGAAGACTCTAATTCAGGATTGCTAACTGATAATTTAACATTTAATATGCCTACAGTTCCAAAGCTAGGTGAGGTTTATGACAATAATGATATTTTTTTAATTTTTAAAACATCTGGATTTAATGCAGATGATGCTAGTGGAGTAGAAGTTACTTTATCAAGTGGCACTACAGCAAATCCAGCAATTACAACTTCTACTGGTCCAGATCCTGTAATACACATTTCTAACTTAACAAGTAAATATACAGATAATGAATTAAGCTCCGTTTCGCTAGATGATAAAACTATTACCTTACAAAGTAAAACTGCTACAACTAATGGTGATAATAGATTAAGATATAGTTTATTAGATATGTTTATGATGATTGAATTTAGACCTAGTCAGATATTTACAAAACAAGTTGAAGAAAAATATGAAAAAGTAGTTGGATATGCTATTTCAAGCCAATTTGAACAACAAGATTCAGTTTCTAAAAAAATTATTGCTACTAGAACAAAAACATTAAGGACACCAGCAGAAATAGAATATTTATATTTTTCTGGTAAAGGTCGTGAATATAGTACGTATATAGATTTAAACAGAAATAATGGATATAATGCAGGTAATTTTATTAAAAATCCAATTTATCAAATTGAAGATATTTTAAGAACTGAACTAGATTTAACAGTTGCTAATATTGACATTACATCTTTTGATAACTCTGGCAATAAAAATGCCGCTGGAATATTAGGTGATATTTATAATGATACAGTTACAGATGTATTAATTGCTTTTTCACAATATAAATTTATTGACTCTAAAGATTTAATTGAAAGATTATGCAAGCAATGCTTTTCTTATGTTTTTATAAGTGGCGATGGTAAAGTAAATATAAGAACATTAAGAAGAAATGGTAACTATAGTAGTGCTGATAAAACAGTTGATTATCGAGATATTAATTTAAAAAATATATCTAAAACAAAACTAAATTCTGTTAGAAACGATATTACAATAAACTACGCTCAAGATTATGTTCAAGATCAATTTAAAAAAACAGTAAATGTTACAGATTCAACATCTGCTGGTACTACTGTTAATGGTAATAATCAATCATTAAAATTAGAACTCGATGCAGATACTTTAGATGATACAACAGCAACAGCTATGGCAAATGCATACTTGCATATTTTTAAAGATAGAAAAAATATTGTTGAGTTTAGTACACTAACTCCTAAATATAATGATTTAGAAATCGCAGATATAATTCAATTTAGTAATTGGGATTCTAAAATAAAAATATTTGGAGCATCTATGGCGGGATATTGGATGGTTACATCTATATCTAAACAAGTCAATGGAGCTAGTATATCTTGCATACAAGTAGATACAAATTAATTTGGAGATTTATAAATGGCAAATATGAATATAAGAACACCTCGATTTTACACAGATTATATTAGTTATCTTCTTTCAAGAGGTGTAACACAAAATGGAAATTTTGATATTAAGTCAACTAGCTCTAGTAATAACACATTGGGAACATTTACTACAGGTTCAGAAGCTGAGTTATTTGATTTAAATCCATTAAACTTAAATACTATTGATACTAGTTCAACATCTGCGGTTCGAGATGATCATGTTTTAATAAATATCGATAAGCAAGATACAACTCAAAAGATAAGTTATATTGCTATTTTAAATCATAATTTAGTTGCATCAGAAGGTAAAATAAGAATATTTGCTGGAAATGAATCAACTGATGTTGGTGCTGTTGATGGTACATTAGCAGATACAAGTGATATAGATTGGAGTGGTGTAACTGTTACAGATGTTATTAATGCAGATAATATAAATGTTACTGCTACTGGATCTTCAACTTATGATGATAAAAGTGTTGTAATTAAACCTAATGCAAATGGCAGTACGATTATTACTTTTCCAGAAACTGCTTTACGATATTGGGGCATACAATTTGAAGGTAGTGGCGGTGGTGTAGCAGCAACATCTATAAATGGAGATTGGAGTTCAAGCACTAATTTTTCTGTTGGATGTATAATGATAGGTGAGTTTTTTGATATGCCACAATCTCCAGAAC